AGCAGAATACAGAGCAGTCTAAACTAATAAACCAAAGAAAGAATAATCTACCTCCTCAGAATTTTGAGAGTACGGAAGATACCCTTGATGGATTTGACTTATCTTCTTTTGGCCCTAAGTAGGATACAAAAATATTAATTAACTTTGTGAATAAATAAAATAAAATATAATGTCAGAAGAATTTAAGGTTAAAGCTGTTGAGTTTGAAGAGAAGTCAACTCAGGAGATTGAGAATGAACTTTTAAAAAACGCAGAGAATGCAAACAACAACGCTAACGGTGCAGGAATGGAAGGAAGCCCTGAGGGTGCCTCCGCCTCACAAGAGCAGGAAACAATACAGTCGCAAGGCGAAGCACAAGAATCGTCCTTAAAAGACGAAGACGTTCTTTCATATATTGGCAAGAGGTACGACAGGGAGATCAATTCCCTGGATGAATTATTCGAGCAGCGTAATGCCAACGAAGATTTACCTGAGGATGTTTCGGCATTCCTGAAGTACAAGAAAGAGACAGGTCGTGACATCAATGATTTCGTTAAGATTAACAAAAATTATGATGATGTTGGTGACGACCAGCTACTACTTGACTACTACTTAGAGCAGAACAAGGGATTGGATCCTGAGGATTTAAGCTTTGAGATAGAGGACAAGTTCTCTTATGATGAAGATCTCGATGAAGAGAGAGAGATTAAGTCCAAGAAGTTAGCGAAAAAGAAAGAGCTTGTTAAGGCTAGAGAGCACTTCAATTCTTTAAAAGAACAGTACAAGGTTCCACTTGAGTCAAGGGATTCCTTTGTTCCAGAGGGGGAGAGAGAGAGCTTCAATAGCTACAAGGAAACAAAAGAGCAGCGACTGCAAAACGAGCAGGAAATTACTAAGAGGGCAGAACACTTTTCAAGTAAGACTAGCGACTTATTCTCTGAGAACTTCGAAGGTTTCGGGTTCAATGTATCGGATGATAAGAAGATTGTCTACAAGCCATCTGACAGTAAGACCTTACTCAACGAACAGTCTGACCTTAATAACTTTGTGAATAAGTTTACGGGGAAGGATGGATCGATTGAGGACTTTGAGGGATTCCATCGTTCTATAGCTGTAGCTTCAAACCCTGAAAAGTTTGCAAAGTACTTTTACGATCAAGGTACGGCAGATGCGGTAGGCAACGTAGCGAAGGAGTCTAAAAATATAGACATGACTCGTTCATCTACAAAGGTCACGCCTAAGGAGGGGTTTCAGGTTAGAAACATAGACGCAGATCGAGGCAATAGATTAATTATTAAAAAAACAAAAAACTAAAAAAAAATGGCTGGAACATTACAACCGACTCCAGGTGTAGCGATTACACCAAGTTCGGTAAAGGCAACATTGCCTACAAATTATATCACCAACTTTGACTTCTTAAATCAGTATCTTCCAGATACTTATGAAGCTGAATTTGAGCGATACGGAAACAGATCAATCTCATCATTCTTGAGAATGGTCGGTGCAGAACTTCCTACTAACTCTGACTTAATCAAGTGGGCAGAGCAGGGACGTTTACACACAAAATACCAAGCGATGGTAGCAAGTGGATATGCTGCTGGTGCTGAAACATTCACTATGGCAGGTGCTCCTGCATCGGGAATGGTATTCAGAATCAACCAGACAGTATTCTTGTCATCTGACCAATCTTCTGCTGAGTCAGCAAAGGCTATTGTTACTGGTGTGACTGCTAACTCTTTCACTGTAGCATACTATTCAGCTACTGCTGCAAGTCCTTTTACAGCTGCAACAACTTCGGTAACTTCATTCGTTTACGGATCTGAATTTAAGAAAGGGTCTGCTGGTATGGCTGGTTCTTTAGAGGCTGAGGATTCAATCTTCTCTTGCAAGCCAATCATCATTAAGGACAACTACGAGGTGTCTGGATCTGATATGGCTCAAGTTGGATGGGTTGAGGTTACAACTGAGAACGGTGCAACAGGATACCTATGGTACCTAAAGTCAGAGCATGAGACTCGTCTACGATTTGACGACTACTTAGAGATGGCTATGGTTGAGGGTGTTCCTGCAGCTACAAACTCTGCAGCAGAAGCGGCTTTATCTTCTTCTACGGCAGCGGCTGGAGTTGTTAATGCTGGTACTCAGGGTATGTTTGATACTATCGAGACTAGAGGTAACGTATGGTCGGCTGGTAACCCATCTGCATTGGCAGACTTTGATACAATCGTACAACGTCTTGACAAGCAGGGTGCTATCGCTGAGAACGTATTGTTCTTAAACCGTCAGTTCTCTTTCGATATTGACGACATGTTAGCGGCTCAAAACTCTTACGGAGCAGGTGGTACATCTTACGGATTGTTTGACAACTCTGAGGAGATGGCACTTAACCTTGGATTCTCTGGATTCAAGAGAGGTTATGAGTTCTACAAGACTGACTGGAAATACTTAAACGATGCTACGCTTCGTGGAGGTTTAGTTGGTGGAAATGTGAACGGTGTTCTTGTACCAGCTGGTACTACATCTGTATACGATCAGGTTCTTGGAAAGAACGCAAAGCGTCCATTCCTACATGTTCGTTACCGAGCTTCTGAAGCTGAAGATCGTCGATATAAGACTTGGATGACTGGTTCTGCTGGTGGTGCAATGACTAACGACATCGATAAGATGCAAGTGAACTTCCTATCGGAAAGAGCACTTTGTACTCTAGGAGCAAATAACTTCGTATTGTTCAAGGGATAATACGGGAATGTTAAAACACCAGGGGATTCGTCCCCTGGTTTTTATTGTAAAAAATTAAATTAAAATAAAATGAAAAAAAGAAAATCAGTACTCGAACCAAAAGATAGAGTATACCTATTAAAGAACGACAAGGAACCTCTTGCTTATTACATATCGTCAAGAGACACACCAAGAAACAGACTGCTTTACTACGATGAGGAAAACAATATTAATAGACCTCTTAGATACGCACGTAACGCAAACTCACCATTCCAAGACGATCAGGATAGCAATGTTATTTTAGAGCCAATAGTTTTTGAGGATGGAATATTAAGGGTCTCAAAGACAAACCCTGTACTTCAGGAGTTCTTGCACTACCACCCTAACAATGGATCAGAGTTTTATGAGTTTGATAACGATAAGGATGCTCAAGAACACGTTGACTTCATGTACAGCGAGCTTGATGCTCAGGTTGCCGCTAGAGATCTAGATTGGAACACTTTAGAATCGGTTGCCAATGTATTACTAGGCGGAAGAGTCTCGTCGATGACGGTTTCTGAGGTCAAGAGAGATATGATGCTGTATGCAAAGAGATATCCTCAGGACTTTATGGAGGCTGTTAATGATCCATCTCTACGTGTAAACAATATAGCTTCAAAGGCTTTATCTGACGGATACCTATCATTCAGAAATAATAAGAAGGAGATCTTTTACAATCTTAAGGAGAACAAGAAGAAGCTGATGACCATACCATTCGGAGAGGATCCGTTGTATACATTAGCATCCTACCTTCAGTCCAACGATGGATTAGAGCTGTTCAAATTCCTAGATGAAAAGATATCTGAGAATTAGTATATTTGTGGTATTATTAACCCATTAAATTTTTAACAATGGCAAAGTTTTTATCTATTCCTGTAACAAGTGAAGGGAATCAATTAGTTTCTGCTGATGATATTAAAATCATCAAGCAGGCATCTACAACCACAGTAACAGTAGTTTACGGTGGAGCTGCAGCTCAAGACGTTTTAACAATCACTCATGCAGCAGTTGCATCTGGATCTGAAGATATGAGAGACGTTATTCAGAATGCAGTTGTTGATGCACATCAGTCTGTATGGCATAATGTTGTAACAACTGTAGCACCTTCAAAGGCAGTAAGCGGAATCGTTATTGCGTAAGAGTAATATCACGTAATTCATTAAAGGCACTTTTTAATCGAAGTGCCTTTTTTTATTTATCTTTGTTAAAACGAATTAGATGATTAACGAGGTAAGGAACACCGTGCTGTCTATAATAAGCAAGGAGAACAGGGGGTACATCACTCCATTTGAGTTCAACCTATTTGCAAAGCAGGCACAGCTTGAGGTATTCGAGCAGTATATATACTCATACAGCATGTCCATAGTCAAGCAGAATGCAAGGCTACATGGCGAGGGGTATTCTGATATACCAAGAAAGATATCCGACGTCATAGACACCTTCTATAAGTCATCTGCATTGGTATACACAGGTAGCGAGTTTACTGAACCTGATAATTACTACTTCATAGACAAGCTTATATATAACAACTCTGTGGAGGTAGAGAAGGTGCAGCAAAATAAGATACTTAGTCTTATATCCTCAAACCTTACAACCCCTACAGTGGCATACCCAGTATACACACATGACGAGGCAGGATTCATAGTCTACCCTAATACCATTATATCAAACATTAGTATGGGATACATAAGGTATCCGCTAGACCCTAAATGGACATACATAGCGACAAGTCTTACAGATTCAGACCCGTTGTTTAATATATCGGCTGCAGACTACCAAGATTTTGAGCTACCTAAGAGTGACTTCACGAACCTTGTTCTAAAGATACTGCAGTACTCTGGAATATCAATAAGAGAGTCTGAGATAGCAGCTGCTGCTAAGTCTGAGGAACTTCAAGACGCACAACAAAAACAATAATAAATGGCATATATTACTAACTATCAGTACTACACAAACGGAGGTGTCATACCTACAGACTTGAACCATGGGGAGTACCAGTATGTATCCCTTTCAGACATCATAAAGAACTTCATGCTTATGTATGTAGGCAACGATAAGTTGGTTAATAATGTCGATAGGTATGCCATACTGTTCCATGCAAAGAGGGCTATACAGGAGCTAAACTATGACGCACTCAGGAACATAAAGGTAATCGAGCAGGAGATGGGGGATCAGCTTAAGATGGTGATGCCTCCCGACTACGTGAACTACGTAAGGGTGTCTGTACTTAGTGGGAATGTTTTGTTTCCGCTTACAGAGAACA